CTGATAAAATAATTTTCTTTTCCAAACGTTCTTGACTCCCAAAAGGTGATGAGCTATTCTTGTGGTGTGAGGGTTTTGTGCTTTTTCAGACTTTTGATTCAAAAGGCGAATGTGCTGCTGTTTTCCACGACGATAAACTTGTCGGCGTTGATTCTTTGGACTTCGCAAATGCTAATAAAACCTGGTCCTGGGCTTCTTATCTGCCCTCTGGAATTGACTATGCGAAGGTCTATGTTGGTGGCAGGGAACTATCGCAAGTTTGTCCAGACGCTTATAAAGAAGAACTGGAACGTGCTGAAAATAAACTCAAAGCTTTCTATCGTTCATTTATCTTGGCGAAGATAAACTTGAATGATGTTTGTTTTTATGACATTGTAAATAAAGGTTTCTTGGCTGACTATGCGAGGGTCAAGAACAAAATTTGTGAATGGGTGTTCAACAACGTTGAGCGTCCAGCAAACCACGATTATCTCGTTCAACTTTATTCTGTTCTTCACGACATTTCAACGCGCAAGTTGAACATCGATGATGAAGCTATTAGAAAAGAAAGAACAAAGAAGAAGGTTCGTGAGTTTGAGGAAAAGCTTCGGACTTATCCTCGCAAGATAGTTTATGATCTTTTTTCAACAAAGACGGGCAGGCTTTCAACAGAGAAAGATTCTTTTCCTATTCTTCGCTTTGATAAAGACCTTCGTAGGTTCATCAAGCCAAATAACGACATGTTTTTGGAAATTGATTACAATGCTGCCGATCTGCGTTCATTGTTTTTAATTCGCGGTAAGGAACAACCAAGCATCGATATTCACGACTGGAACATCCAGAACATTTTTGGTTCTTCAACAGACCGAGAAACAGCAAAGAAAATGATGTTTGGTTGGCTTTATGACCTAAATAAAAGAGACGATAGGCTTGAAAAAGTTTATGGTCGTGATTATTTAATAAGGAGATTTTGGAATGGTGAAGAAGTTGAGAACCCGTTTGGTCGTAAAATCAAGTGTGATGAAGAACACGCTATTTCATATCTTATTCAAAGTACAACCGCAGATTACGTTGGTAGAAAACTTATTGCTCTTTTCTCTTTGCTGAAAGGTAAAAAGTCCTATGTTGCTTTCTCTATCCACGATTCTATTGTGATTGACTTTGACTGGTCCGAAAGAAACCTTATTTTTCCTATCCTTCAAGAAATCCGCAAGGAAGGCTTTGTTGCTACTATGAAGGCAGGAAAAGATTTTGAAAATCTAAAAGTGATTGACCTATGAATATTATTGGCGTTGGTGGTGTTGGTTCAAGAATCGCAAAACAGTTTGAGAGTTTCCCTCAATATAACGTTGTTTGCGTCGATCACGAACCACAAGTTGAGAGAACCATTCTTGTAAAGAAACATAACGATCCCGAAGCCTATGAAGCAACTAACATCGATTTGACAATGTTGGCTGGTTGCCTCACAAGCGACGAGGTTATAATGATCGTGTGTGGCGGTTCTCTTGTGTCCGCACTTTCACTTCGGATTTTAGAAAGCATAAAAGAAAGACAAATAAGAATTGTTTATGTTATTCCTGACGTTTCTTTGCTAAACCATAAGAAAATGCTGAATGAAAAGATAGTTCGCAACGTCCTACAACACCTAACAAGGTCAGGAAAGTTTGAAAGAATTTATCTTGTGGATAACCAGAAAATCGAACAAATCGCTGGCGACCTTCCAGTAATAGGTTATTGGGAACAAATAAACAATTTCATTTCCAACACTATCCACATGCTGAATGTTTATCAGCATAATAGCCCCGTTATGGGGAATATTGAAGAGCCTGGTATTACAAACCGAATTTCTACCATAGGTCTAAAAGATATTGGGTCAGGCGAAGAAAAGTTATTCTATCCACTTGACGACACTCGCGAAGTGAATTATATTTATGTCATCAACGAAGAGCGATTGAAAAAATCGAATGACTCGTTGAAGCGCATAAAAGACGAAGTAAAGTCTAAAGCAACGGAAACAAAGTCCGTTTCTTTCTCTATCTATTCCACAAAGTTTGATAGAGATTTAGCGTATGTTATAGAACATACTTCATTCGTACAAGAGCAGCGGTAAGGATAAATCTCCTTATTGACTATAGGGCAAGTCCCACAACTAACCATAAATAAAGGAACAAAACAAATGGCTATTGATATTAGCAAGATGAAGGCAAAGCTTTCCGCAATCGAAAACAAGAGCGAGGGTGGTTCTTCAAAGACCTCCGTGTTCTGGAAGCCCGTAGAGGGCGAGCAAGACATTCGCATCGTCAGTCCGTCTGACGGCGATCCATTCCGCGATTTCCACTTCCATTATCTTGAAGTCGGTGGTAAGCGTAAGACCGTTCTTTGTTTGAAGAAGAACTATGGCGAACAATGTCCTATTTGTGAATTCGCTTCACAAACTTGGCGTGATGGTGTCGCCAACAACGATGACGAAGACAAGAAGCTTGCGAAGTCTTTGTTTGTAAAGGAGCGTTATTTCTCTCCTGTCCTTGTTCGTGGCGAGGAATCCACAGGCATTCGTGTTTGGGGTTATGGGACCACAGTTTACAAGAAGCTCCTAAGTCTGGTTCTCAACCCTGACTACGGAGATATTACCGACACAGAGGAAGGAACCGATCTCACCATTTCGTATTCCACCAAGACTGGTCGGCTTTTCGCAGAGACAGACGTTGCGCCTCGTCGTAAGACTTCTGCTCTTTGCTCCAAGGCAATCGGAGGTGCTGCCCGCTGCGCTGAACTTCTCGATTCAATGCCCGACTTTGATTCTCTCTTTGAGCGTTTGACCTCACAACAGGTCGCGAATCTCCTTGATGAGTTTTTGAGCGATCAAAATGGTGCCGGTCCAGAAATTCAAAAGTTCAATTCTTCGGGTGATTCCGAAGATCTTTTGAGTGCTGCGTTCCGCGAAATTAGCGGTAAGTGATTCTAAAACTACTTATCCTGGAAAGGAGATAGTAGAATGATAGAATACTTCAATAATTTGCCTGAAATGAGTAGGTCGGTGATAGTTTCCAGCGTAGCTTGGGTTTTAGCTTTGTGGGTTCTATCGCCGGTCCTCCCAAGACCAGCAAAACTACCAGAAAGAAATAAAGAACCCGTAGTTCATTATGAATCTGTTTATGTTGCTGACCTTACTCATTCCAAGGCCAATGCTTTTACACTAAACTAAATGGAGTTCTAATGGCCCGAAAAGGTGAAGCAAAACCGGGCAAACTATCCATTGCTGACATGCGAAACCTCGTCAATAAGAAATACGGACAGGAAGTAGCACACGACCTTACAAAAGACAACCCAACAGAGGTTTCCGATTGGATTTCAACCGGTTCTCGTTGGCTTGATTCTATTATTTGTCGTGGAAAGTTGGCCGGGATTCCGGTTGGAAAAATAACAGAAATCGCTGGTTTGGAAGGAACCGGCAAGTCCTACATGGCCGCTCAAATTGCGGCTAATGCTATGGCTAAGGGAATGGACGTAGTTTATTTTGATTCAGAGTCAGCAGTTGACCCAGACTTTTTGGAGTCTACCGGTTGCGACTTATCAAAACTACTTTACATTCAGGCAACAACAACAGAGTTCGTGTTGGAAACAATTGAAGAACTATTGACTGCTAATAACGGTTCTATGTTCTTTATTTGGGATTCTTTGGCTAACACACCAGCAGCAGCAGACGTAGAAGGTTCTTTTGATCCTATGTCTTCTATGGCTATGAAGCCAAGAATTTTATCAAGAGCTTTCTCAAAGCTTACTATTCCTATTGCGAACACACAATCAACATTGCTGATTCTCAACCAGCTAAAAACCAACATTACCTCAAACAGAGCAGAACTACTGACTGATCCTTACTTTACACCAGGCGGTAAAGCACCGGCTTATGCTTATTCATTACGCATTTGGTTAACAGGTCGTAAGGCAAAGGACTCATTTATTCTTGACGAAAGAGGTTATCAAGTTGGTTCAGAAGTCAAGGCCAAGATCAAGAAGTCTCGTTTCGGTTCTTTGAACCGTGAATGTACTTTCAAGATTCTTTGGGCTGGCGGTGCGTCCAAGATCCAAGATGAAGAAAGCTGGTTCAATGCGGTCAAGTCCTCAAAGCATTTGGAGCAAAGCGGTGCTTGGTATTCTCTCGTCTATGAAGACGGTTCCA